AACTCACATCGATATTCCAGCTGATGCTAAAGAAGAAAAGAATGGTAGATATAGATTACCAAATGGTAACTATGTTGAGAAGACTGCGTACTTCTATGTATTAGCAATGATAGATGGTGAAGTTAAACCAGCGGTTATCCCAATGAGATCGTCAAATCTTTCTCCAGCTAGAGAACTAAACAATCTGATTAAGAATCTTAGATTCTCAGATGAAAAAGGTTCTTTCAACCCTGCATCGTATGCAGCAGTTTATAATTTAAAAACTGTTGGCAGAACTGCAGGCAGTAAAAGCTGGCATGTCTACAAACCATCAAGAGTTAGAAATCTTGATGTCAGTAATAAAGACGATGCATCTATTTATGAAGTTGCACAACAGCTTCAAAAAACTGTATCGAAAGGTGCAGCTAAACCAAAATACGATGCACCAAAAAATACTGGAGACATAGTATAACCGAGTTACCGGTGAGTAACACTTGCGAGAAGGGCGTGGAAGCGAGAGTGGAAACGCCCTTAATAAAGATATGGAAGAATTTAAAAAGTATTTTACAGGATTAACACGGGACTTTGGTTTTTGTAATGTAGAGAATGGCTACATAGATGAGAACTCAGGTAAATTAAAGATTGACCCAGGCGATTATGGCTGGGCTCACAGAGCAATATCAGACGAAGATTATCAAAAACATTTAGATGGCAAAGTATCAATAGGACTGCAACCCTGTGATGATGAAGGCACTTGTTCTTTTGGAGCAATAGACGTAGACCCAACAGATTATTCTGATTTTAACATAGGTAAATTTTTAAAAGTCATACAAGATAAAGACCTACCAGTTGTACCAGTCAAATCAAAAAGTGGTGGACTCCATATTTATATATTTACGAAAGAAAAGGTACCTGCAACATTAATAAGAGAAGTATTACAAAACTTATTATTTTTATTTGGTCTATCATCAAAAACAGAAATATATCCTAAACAAACTAAGTTAGGTAAAAATCAAAACGGAGAAAAAACGGTAGGTAGTTTTATAAACTTACCATACTTTAAAACCACTGAACGTATGGCATTAAAACCTGATGGTAGTCACATAGAATACAAAGATTTTTTAGAAGTCGTCAAAGTAAATTTACAAACAAAAGAATCATTAGAAAAATTAATTAATACAAAAGTAAATAATGAATTAACCGGTGGACCTAACGATCTAAAGGATGGACCACCATGTCTTCAGGTTATCTGTAAAGAGGTTCAGGAATCAGGCACCAAACTCAAAGATGAAAGAGACAGGTTTTTATTTAACTACATGGTGTTTGCTAAAAAGAAATATCCAGAGTCTTGGGATAAGAAAGTATTAGATGCAGCTAGAGACTACATACAATACGATGAGATATGGGGTGATAGTAAAGTAGAAGAAAAAATAAAATTTTGGAAAAAAGACACTGCTGGTCATACTTGTTATGACTTACCTATCTCTGCATATTGTGCAAAAGGTGTATGTATTAAAAGAAAATTTGGTATAGGAAGCAACAGAGAAGCAAACTGGCCACAACTATCTAACTTAATAAAAATAACTTATAGACCTGAACCAGAATATTTTTTTGACGTAGAACTCGGTAATAACGATGTAGTGCAAGTGCATGCAAAGAACATAAGTCGTATGGATGAAGTAAAACAAATGCGTAAGTTAGTTGCAGATAACACAAGTATCTTTCCACCAATTATAAAACAAAACGAATTTCAAAAAATATTAGATGGATTGTGGGCTACCAAAAAAGATATGCCACCTCCTATAGGAACTAACCCTATAGAAATTTTAAAAGAAGCTTTAATAGAATATGTAAATGGACCAGAGGCAACTACTAACACTGCATTTGAAAGTGGATCAGTATTAATCGAAGATGATTATTATTATTTTATATTTCAAAAATTTTATGAAGAATTAAAACGAGGAGATTGGACTCAAAAAAGAGATAGGACAGCTCACTTGATTCGCCAACACTTCAAAGGAGACTTTGACTGTAAGAAAAGATTTCCTAAAGGCGACAACAAAGAATCTTTTCCACAACTTAGAGTATTAAAACTACCAATAGAAGGATTAGAAAGAGAAGAAACACCAGACGAAAAAGTAGAAATAGAAGATAAAAAGGAGATAGTATGACGCAAAAAGTACCAAGTATATGTATATCATTACCTGCATATGATCAAATGCATGTAGATACATGTTTATCATTATTAAAATTATTTGATAAATTTACCAAAGCTAAAATAAAAACAACGATCAATACATTTAAATGTCCATACATTGGATATAGTAGAAATGTATTAGCAGCATTATTTTTACACTCAGGTTTTGACTATCAGTTGTTTGTAGATGCTGATGTGGCTTTCGAACCTGACGTAATTGGAAGAATGATTATATCAGAAAAAGATTTTATATGCTGCCCATATAGAAAGAAAACACAAGACAACTCTGTTAAGTATTCAGTTAACTTTGAAGATCATAAAAATGTAAACATAGATAACAAAGGTGTTACAGAAATAAAAAGAGGACCCGCAGGTTTAACTTTAATACACAGAAAAGTTTATGAACAGTTAATGGCTAAACACCCTGAGCTACACATAAAAAACTATAGTGCCATATCAGCAGATGCAGCGAAGTATCTTTATAATTTTTGGGAAACAGAATTTAAAGATGGTATTTGGATAGGTGAAGACGTAAAGTTTTGTGATCTAGCGAGGGAAGCTGGGTTTAAATTCCATGCGATTGTAGATGGAGAAACAACTCACTATGGCACCATGGCTTATAAAGGAAAGTTAGTAGATACATTTCAAAAATCAAATGGCAAAGCTGACTAAAATATTTGGTCCACCTGGCACAGGTAAGACTTACCGATTACTTCAAAGGGTGAAAGCATATGTTCGAACTGGTACTCCATATCACCAGATAGGATATTTTGCTTTCACCAAAAAAGCCTCTGGAGTAGCACGGGATAGGGTGGGAGTTTCGGAAAAAACAGTTCCGTACTTCCAAACTATCCACGCGTTTTGTTTTCATCTCTTGGGCATGAACGAAGAGCAGATTATGCAACCTTACAATTATGAAGAGATAGGAAAAAAATTAGGTATACGTGTAAACTTCTCTGATAAATACAACGAAGAACAGACACACTATCTTACTTGTAACAATCCATACTTTCAAATGATAGGTAAAGCTATCAACCTGGACATAGATATAAAAGAATTATTTAATAAAAACGAACATGACAGAAAAGTTATTACCTGGGGTCCGTTAAAAAATATTTCTAGATATTTAAAAGATTATAAAAAAATAAATGAACTCATGGACTTTAACGATTTAATTAAAACGTTAATTGAAAAGCATGACAAGATACCAAAACTAAAAGCTATCTTTATAGATGAAGCGCAAGACCTATCCCCGCTACAATGGAAACTGGTTGATATATTAAAGACTAAAACTGAACATTTGTATTTAGCTGGCGATGACGACCAAGCTATCTACGCGTGGGCTGGAGCTGATGTAGATAGATTTATAACTGAACCTGCGAGAGAGATAGTATTAAAACATTCAAGACGTATATCAAAAGCTGTACAGCAACAATCTGAAATACCCATTAGTCGTATAGCAGGCATCAGGAAACATAAAAAATATTTACCTAGACCTGTAGAAGGATCGGCCCAACACATAAATAATTTAGGTCAGGTTAATTTACAAGAAGGTAAATGGTTAATTTTATCTAGGACTAAAAATAATTTGCTAACAATTATGGAAGAACTTCGACGTAAAAATTTATATTATCAAAGTAACAAAGGTAAAAGTTTCATAGTTGGAATCTATAACGCTGCAGTAGCTTACACAAAATGGAAAACAGGAGAAGCATTAGAACCTGCAGAGATAAATGATATTAAAGATTACATACCCAATGCAAAATTTTGGAACAAAGATAAAGAATGGTACGATGTGTTTACTGCAGCTCCACACAAAGAAGTTTTATACATAAGAAATATGTTAGCAGCAGGTGAAAAATTAAGTGGGAAAGCAAGAATATTTGTTTCAACAATTCACGCAGCAAAAGGTGGTGAAGAAGATAATGTAATTTTATCTCTGCATCAAAGCGGTAAAGTTCAAAAAGGTATTAAACAAAGTGTTGACAAACAAGATGAGGAGCATAGAGTGTGGTATGTGGGCATTTCGAGAGCAAGAAATAATCTATATAAATTAAAAGCTAAAAAAGTAATAAAGGAATATAAACTATGACAAGTAAAGATATATTTGATGAATCTTTCCCGCAAGATAGACAGGTTGGAGGATCTCACTATCAATCGTTTAGTATTCAACCTTATGAATTTATTTCTAAAAACGATCTATCGTTTTTTCAAGGGAACGTTATAAAATACGTTTGCAGATACTTGAACAAAAATGGAATACAAGACT